ACTTTTACCAATGCTTGAAATATTTGTTCAGAAGTCCACTGATTTGTATCAATTGGAGCAGGTAAATAACCATTTACAAGTGCGCAACGTATTGCTGTTGAAAGAGTAATTTTATCTCCTTCTCCAGTTAAAAGAGGAACTAAAGTGTCAATAATGTTCTCTATAACCACCTGGAGATTATCTCCAGATGCTATGTCTAAAGGTACACTATCAAGACCTGTATATCTGACACATTGATCAGAAACAGTCTGTACACAACCATTATAGCAACTTTCGCAGGACATGTTTTAATTTATTTATGAATTAACACTTTAACTCTACTTATAATTTGACATGTTGTGGGAACCCCATGAACCATGGCATAATCAGGAGTACAAATTCTATATGTTAATATTTGTTTGTAATGTAATAAGTCTTCAATTACTTCTCCAGAAATGTAATTATTCATAGAGAATATAATATTGTTATATTGAATCTTAGCCCAGTAAGTTAGTCTTTCATCTATTTCAGTCAGTGTTGTTGAAATGCTAGTTCCAGCTGCACAGTCTGTTAATTTTGGTGATAACATCTTTTATTCTATTTGTAGCGTTCTTAAGTTTGTTGTTACATGCTGAACATAGGCCATTAATTAATTGACACCCACATCCTACTTTCATGCCACATCCTCTACAGTTTGCCATATTAAACAAAATTATTTATATAGTTGTTTCCTGTACAACCACATTGGTTTGCAATAAAATAATCTAATTGTCTATCAGCTTGAGCATATAACTTATTAGCTGTATCTATAGCACAGTTATTTGCTGCTGCTATAGAGCCTTGAATCATGTACCAGATGCTATTTAATACCACTTTTGACTGAGTTCTAATAGCTGAGTCACATTCCATCATATCAAGTTTCATAAATGCACTATCAAACTTTTCTTGTATAAGTTCAGTACGCATAATGTTCTTCTCTACAAAATTTAAATAAGCTGGCGCAACTGAGTATTTCATTTTGTAAATACCATCAGGTAATGGAGTAATTACTGGAAATGTAGACAGCTCTAAAATAATTGAGTTATAAACATTAAAGTCATTAACATTAAATGGGATAGCAACAGCACTACTAAAACCAGGCACAGTAATTTGCATAGTAGGAGCACTTACATTAGGTGGATCTGTATTATAAACTGATGTATCAGCTATACCTAATGTTTTTGTATCGTAAGTATTGATTACTAAAAAATCTAGTGTCATAGTTTATATAATAAAAATGCCAGAGGACTTGAGATATCCTCTCACCCTCTGGCATAGGCTAATGTGATTCTACTTCTATTCTTAAGGGATCAAAGTAGTTGTTGTTGAAGTACTAGGCCATACAGTAGTTGTGGTGCTAGTTGTAGTGATACAAGATGTGTCACCAGCAACAGCTCCTAAAGCAGCTACTAATATTGCTTCGATAGCAGTTGTTTGATTGCTTGGAACAGCAATTATAACCATACTATCTTCTTTAATGTAATCTCCCCAGCTGTAAGCAGATTTATCATACTCGTTGAATTTGATGTAATACAAATCATAGATTTGACCATCAGTTACCCAAGACTCAAAGTTCTCGTTGTAACCAACCATTCTGTATAAATGCTTCAAGTAACCAGCTTGGTAACTATAGAAGTTCTTTTCTAATTGTTGAATCTCAGCAGAAGTACCAACAGCGTAGTTAGCACGTTGTCTAATTACTGGAGTAGCTACTTTGTTACAAGGATCATCAACAATAAAGTCAGCAGTGGTTGCAGGACCAGAGAAGATGAAAGTTCTAAAATAGAACCTGTCATATTCCCAAGGGAATGCAGCAACGTCACAAGGCTGGCCATATTTAGTTAATGGTTTACCACTAATACGCAAGAATGCGCTTTGATCGTTACCAATTCTTTGGAACTGATAAAACTGAGTTAAGTGAATGTTGTCTGGGTTATCACCAGGAGCACTAGCTTCTAACTTAAGAATCAATGCATCAATCAATGCAGGAACATCTACATCTGTACAAGGATCACCACCACACTCTAAGCATGGAGCATTTACTGTTACAGAACGAGTGAAACCATTGAAATACAATGTTTCTAAGTAGCTAGAGAATCCACGTAAAGTCAAGGTAACAATGTCACCAGGTTTTACTGTAAAGTCAACTACATCAGTTACTTGGTTTACAGGAGTTGCACAACCTGCAGACTTGTACCATTCTGTTACGTTTGACTTACAAGAAGCACCAGTTACACATCCAGCAATTTTGTCTGAACGCTTAGAACCTTGTAAATAAGTGTTTACTCTACCTTGAGCTACGTAAAAGTAGGGGGCAGCAGCAATGTTACCAGATGTGGCAACAGTATAGTCATTAAGGAAGATACCTACTTGACCAGCTGTTAAATTCTGAGTGGATCCAGAGCTAGGTAATGTGTTTCCTACTGGTACCACAAAGAGGGTAGTTAATGAAAAATCAGCCATTTTGCTTTATTTTTATTGTGAAAAATTACTCGTTTGTTTGAATTCTGTAGATTGAACTTTGTACTGCACTTTGGTTTTCTGTATACATTGCCAAGTTTTGTACTGTTAAATCTAGTAATTCGTCTTCTAAATACGTTTCAAGTTCGCAATCTTGATCAAAAGATGGATCTCCATCTAACATGATATATCCTGTTTTATTGATATATTGAGGATATCTCATATAAGATATATTTATAGTAGTTGGTGTAAATGTACCATCTGTAAATATAGAAATCTCATCAGAGGATAGAAAGTTGAATGTCTCTTGATATTCAAAAGAAGGCTTATAGTTGTTATTGGTAAGAATGAACTGAACATCACCATGCTTAGCCAAATCTCTATTTATCCATATCTTTCTATCTTTACATCTTCCTTTATCTGCTAATACATAACTATCAATGTAGAACATGTATTTTGGAACTAAGGTATGTAAGTTTGCAAACCATTGATTTAGTTCAACGTTTTTTATTGTTAATGGCAAAGGTTGATGGTTATAGGTAATAACCAAGCTTTGAAGATCTTCATACCTTTTTTTGAAGGCATCTAGACCATATCCAGAGATTGTACTAGTACCATCAACCTTTTGCTTTACTAATTTTATTTGAGCTTCATTAAGAGCTAGAATTTTATCTTCTAGGTTAATTTGCTGATGTTCGTTAGTTGATAGTTTATTCAGTCTCTGATCAACCTTATATAATAAACTATCTACTGAGATCATACTGAAGCTATTTTTTTACTTTTCAATTTACCTTCCAAAGTCAATAATTGATCTTGGTTGTCTTCATCTGCTAAGAACTTTACTAAATCATCTTCGTCCTTAGCAATTTCAAATTCACCTTCGTAAACTTTACCATTAGGTCTAACTCTATAAACTGAGTGAGAAATGGCTTGTTTTACTAAGTCTTTAATATGGAGTAAGTTTTCCTTCATATCTGCAAATCTGTTGAACACCTCAATTGGGTTTAGTCCAGCATATTTGCCATTCTTGAATTCTGTTTGTTTTAGGATATTATCAACCTGATTGTAAACTGATTCTTCTTTAGAGTCATCAGATACTGGAAGACCAAGTAGACGAGCCACTTTTTTCTTCTTATCAGGAGTCATACTATCAAACTTAATAATAGCTTTATTAATAAGTTGTTTCTTTTTAAACATCACCTTGTTTTCAATCTCATCATCAGCTACATAATATTGTGTATCTGCAGGGAATTCACCACGCTCCCAAGCTTGATAGCTAGAAGCAATTGTTGGATGAACTCTCAACCATGAGAATGCTAGCTCTTGCAATGGCATTGACAAGTCATAATAATTGTCGCCATCCATAAGTTTAACAGGTTGTACATGTAGAGCATCATCTACAGAAGTAGATAAACCATAGTTCCAGAACTGAGAACGTGGACCCAAGTCTACATTCAAAGCTTCTTCAAGTTTTTGTTTTAACTCTGTTACTCTCTCTATCTCCATTTCCCTTTCTAAAGGATCAGAGATTCTTCTGATGTAAGCAGCTTTAGGATCTAAACCTGTTCTGTACTGACCATCTAATTCTTTGTAAGGATATTTAAAAACTCCTGTTCCAGGAATTCTAGTGTATCCTCTTGAAGCTAATCCTCCTTGCATTGTTTGCAATTGCGAATTGTTGTACTCTTTTTTAATAGTAGAGATCTTTCCTATCTTTGCCATATGTAGTTGTTTTTGTTTGGTTTAATTGCAGATGGGTCCCATCGAAGGGTATGCTATCAACATGAGTTGACACATCCATCTGTATTTGAGAAGACTCCCCCACTGGGAGGAGTGGGGGGTAATTCTTCTCTGTATTGGGGGTCTAGAGATACTATCCCTAGAAGTGCACTAGAATTGAGGAATCTCTTCAATCAACACTGTACGAGATAAGTCTTCGATGAATACATCACAACGATCTTTCATCCATAACTCATATCCAGGGAATTTGTTTGCAGAACTCATACCTTGAGACTTAGCAAAGCCTAAGTGGTGACGAGTACCATCAATGTATCCCCAAGTCATAGAAGGAGCACCCTTCATACGTACTTCACGAATGTTATTTACCATAGAACCATCAGACATTGGAGACACATCAAATACCATAAATACTGGAGTGCTCTTCTTGTTTTGACCAAATTCTAAGTTTGTTTGAGGAAGATCTAACTCTTTTAAGTGGATTAATTCAACACGACCTGTTTCACGTGTAACCATTGCATCGAAAGCAAAGTTATAAGTGATGTGTTGTCCTTCTCCTTGCATGTATCTGTTACCAGAATCAGCCATGAAAGTAAGACCAGAATTCAAAGCATCTGTTTTTAAAGCTTGTTGGAATACGTCAAATCCAGCTTCATTAGTGTACATTTTTACACGTCTGTCTTTAACATCCACACGTCTGTAGAACAAGTCACCAAATACAGAACGAATTAAGTTCGCAGTGAACTCACCTCTGTTGTACTGTACTAAGTTACCATTGTTACGCATTCTGTGATAAACACCAGCAGAAGTACGCTTTAATTCTTGCTTAGAACCATTAGTCTTCACAGTTCCAGGACGAGCCCAGATCATACGCTTAACTTTTAATTCTAACATAGACTTACGCATCCAGAACTCAATAAACGGTTCCCATTTAACATCATTACGAGTTAAAGGAAGTTGATTACGTCTTTGAGGAGCATATACTAAGATATCTAAAGCATTACCTTTACTATCTCTCATCATTTTGTCATCAGCCCACTCAGTGATTTTGTGCTCATAACCATATGCAGAACCTAAAGATTCAAACATTGTAATTTGCTCACCCAAACGAGGAAGACCTAACAAATCTTGATCGAACTCACCAATAGCAGCATCAACCAATTCTAATTCCACACCCACTTGTAAAAACACAGGGCTTACAAAATCAACAGTTGGATTGTCACTTACTAAAGTAAAAGTGTACAAGAATCCCATGTTCCAAGGAACTGGATCTTTTACTACATAGAAACGAGGACCATATTGACGAGTACCTACAGAAATAATTGCGTTCTTAGAAAACTCATTAGTGTCAATGATCAATTGGAATTCTTGACCATCAATACCAGGCTTGGATAACTCCAAAGTGCTGGTGGGAACATCAATGATTTTTGGGAACTTGTAAGGTACTTGCACTTGCCATTTCCAAGCATCACTATTGTTATCAATATAGTAAGGAGTGCTCTTGTTAATCATGTCCAAGAAATCATTACTGTAAAGAGAACTCTGAGTGTAAAGGCTGATAATTTTCTTATCATAATCAGCAGGCTCAGTTGAGTGAAAGCTCTCTAAATGGTTTGCATCAGTCAATTTACCTACTGCACGCTTGTCCATAGAAGCTACCCTTGCATAGGTAAAACCAGTTAAACCTGGGATTGTTTGAATTGCCATTGTTATGCTTTTTAATTTTTGTTATATAAATTTGTTATTGAAACCAAGAATTGGGTCTAGCTGATTGTTTAGATTTCACTGAACTCTTCTGGGCTTGTCTGGCAACTTCACCAAATAACTCATTAGACTTTTTGGTAATACCTGTCTTTTGAATAGTAGATAATGTAGGATCTTTCTCCATTATCTTCATAAGCAACGCAATTTTTACTTTTGTTGCATGATTCTCAGGACGTTTCAGCTCCAGAATAGTACGATCAAAATCTGTGAGAGTTTCTCCAGATGCTGTCTTGTACTTGTCTGTTACTAGGAAATCTTGTAGTTCACCAGCTAATTTAGGGTTAATTGGTATGCCATCAAATTCTTTAGCTTTAATCTTCTCTTGTAAAACATTGTTTACATTTTGATAGTATTGCTGTTTGATAGCTTGTTGCTGTTGTAGTTGAGCTTGTTTTTCTTGCTCTAGTTGTTGAAGTTTTTGTGATTCCTTCTTTACTAATATCTTATGGTGCTTAGTAGCAACGTTCTCAAGATCACCATAGTTTTTAATTCTTTCAACTTCTGTATCAATATCTTCTTTCTCAAACCCTTGGTCTGCCAAAGCTTGTTTGATTACAGACACTTGATTATTTTCATCAGTAAGATCCATATCAGTAAATGATTGAATCTGGTTGTAAGAATTAAAATAATCTTTAGGATTTACCCCTTTTACAAATATGGCATCAAATGCTTGTTGATAATCTTCTCCAAATTGTCCTATGAAATTATCTACAATTTCAATAGCTCCTTTTTTCTTTTCTGCTTGGAAGCGTTCTAAGAATGCTTCAGGGCTATCTATTAAAGTATCTTCTTCATCCTCATCTTTGGAAAATACACCTAGTTTGAAAAGGTCATTTGATAATGCAGTGAATTGACTTGTAGGAGTTTCTTCTTCATCATCGTTACTATCTTCTTGATTATCAGCAGGTTGCGTAGCTTTCTTAGCTGGTGCAGCTGGTGTATCTTCATCATCTTCATCACCATCTTCATCATCTTCACCATATAAAAAATCTTGAATCCCTTTAACAGGTTCGTCCTTCTTATCTTCTGCAGAGTCTGGGATGGCTGGTTTAGAAGTAGTTTTCTTTTCTGGAGCAGGTGTAGGTTCATCTTTGATGTCTCGAATGTCATCAGGATTGCCTGTAGCAGTTTCAGGTGCAAATAAGCCATCTAATAGCTCTTGACTACCCATACCCATATCCATAGTATCTTGAATACTAAAATTACCCATTTGGGGCATATCTAGATTTTCAGCCATATGTAGTTGTATTTAATTGGTTTTCAATGTAAAAGTATATTATGTTAAGTTACTGACAAAGAGACAAGGCTCTATATAGACCATTATTCGACATAATATAGCATTAATTTTTTTTACTCTAATCAAGTTTGTTTAAAAAATTGTCATTTATCAACCTATAACTCTTAATTGGAGCTAAGTCTGTTAACGTTACCTGTTGAACTTCAACTCCCCATTTCTTAGCTTCAACTCTTACTTTCTTTGTTAAGATGTTATCTAATTCTATATCAGTACATTCTACAATTGTCATTGACATAATAACATTTTTAATAATGCTTTGAGACATGTCTGAGAGGGCGTCTTGTGCATCATACACTTCTAATAGAAATGTTTTAACGTCAGCTATCTTATATTTAATAACTGCCTTCACCACAATGTTCTGATAATCTTTAGTGTACAAAGATTGAGCATTTAAACTAAGGGTGGTAATTACAACATGCTGATCTATCACCTCATCAAATAAGGGAATTTTAAAATGTATCCCAGGTTTGAGAACTGTTTTAAACTTTCCAAACCTGAGTAATACAGCTTCTTCATAATGTCTAATAATAATAATTGGGGTTAGTTGTAACCACCAATTAGTTATTATTTCTATTAGTTTGTCAAACATTATTTAGATTTTTTAGCTCTGCCCTTGGCATTCTCTTTGGCCACAGCCAGGTCATTTGCTTGGTTTTCTCTTGCCACTTGTAACTTCTCTTTTTCTAATTGTAACTTTTCAGCAGCAAGTCTATTCTTAGTCATAGCATCTTGCATCTTCATTTGATAGTCTTTAGATGCTTTGTCTTTTTGCATTGCTATTTTTTCAATCTCTAAGACATCAGGAGTGCCACTTGTATCTACATCTGATAAAGGACCTGATTTAGATTCTGCTGCAATAAGAGCAATTTCTTTCTTGTTAATTCTATCAAGTTCAGCTTGGTAATTATCATTAGCCAACTTCTCTTGAGCTTGTTGTTGAGTAGCTTCAAGTTGAGCTTGAGCAATTTGTTGTGTTTGTTCAATTTCTTGTTGCTTCTGTTGCATCTGAGCATTTTGTAATTCTTCTTGTCTTTCTTTAAGTGTCTTAAACACTTTCTTCATTTGCCTCATAGAATTAGTACTGTAAAGCTCAATTACATCATGTAAAGATCCACCATTTTGTAGAACAGCTTGAGATAGTCCTCTAATCTCATTAAACATTTGTTTATCTTCAGGTCTATTAGTCAAATAAATTTTCAAGTCTCTAAATCTTAAGTCTGTACCATTTACAGATACAAATGCTGATTCTCCTTCAGAAGTGATGTAGGAAATAGTAGACTGTGGTTTAGCACTTTCTACATATAATGCTGCATCAATAACAGCTTGGTACAACTGACCTAATACATATTCATGTGCTACAAACAAAGGTTCTGTCTGAGCGTAAGATTGTGTAATGGCTGCATTGGTTCCTGTGGCTGATTCACTAGCTTGTATAGATCCAAGTCTTTGTCTTGACATGCCTACGAGTTCCCAACATTCATTCTTTATCTGTTGAGCTAGAGTATATCTTGCTTGGATCTCCTGAGTACGTGTGAGGTCAAGGCTTGTATATTGATTAAAGCTGGATGGGCTCTTTAAGTTTTCAGGACTATCATCAACAAATACTACTCCTCTATTACGTGCTTCCATCTCCCATACATCTAATGCATCTTGAGCATCTCCATCTTTAGGAATAGGAATATGTCTAATAGACATTAATTGCACTTTACCAACCTCTTTTTCAAGGAGTTTATACAATTGGTTCATACAAACGTTGTATATCACCTGGAAAGGTTTCATCATATCTATCAAACTCTTGGCTTCTGTATTCTTCACCTCAAACACTTGACCAATGATTGGACAATAAGGTAATAACTTATAAGGTTTTACATGATAGATATCTGGACCAATCTTAATACCTTGATACCATTGGTTAATCCATCCCCACTCTAAAGATTGTTCTGTAGGAATAGTTTTAGATTTATAGTTTTCATCTACTAATAAAGACTGCTCATTTCCCAACTCATCTAAGTAAATTACTTTTCCTATCTTCTTTTTAGAAATCCAATAAGATCTTACCACTACATACTTGTAACCAAAGCTACTAACGTTAGACGTAAGTCCTAGAAAATCCTGAAGACCATCGTTGTTCTCTTTCATTTCAGACTCAATAATCATTCTGGTCTGAAGAACCAATGGATCGTATGTATCATATTGTACAGAATCAGTACCAGGAATAGCATTAGGATTACCAAGATTAGACTCACGTACATTAATTAATCCATAGTCTTGTAAAGAAGAACGTAAGTGATCAATTTCTTCTTTTGTAATGTCAGGAATTGATTCAATAATTTCAGATAGTTCTAACACTTGTACAGTACCAGCAGCATATGCTCCTTGTGCTCTACCTGTAGTATCTGAAATATATTTTCTATCTGGTGTAGTAAGAAACCAAGTGTTTTTAGGATTGGCTACTTCTATATTAAACCCAAGTTTTGAATTGTCCTCATATACATGAAAGAACTCTCTTGCAGAAATACAAAGATCTCTGAATGAATCTTCACTCTTTTCTTTTAAATTAAATTCAGCTTTTTGAGCTGTAAGTATGTGGTTTGCCCATTTTTCTGCTGTAGATGTATAAGAATCTAACTCATCCTTAACCTCATCCAAAGTCATTTGGTTCAACTCCTCCTCATCTAGTTCTTCACCAGACATGGCAGCCTTTTCCATTATTTTCTGCTTAGCTTTGCTGACAACATAATCATTTAATAATTGAGTTTTGAATTCTAACTCTTCAGCTTTGCTATCATCGTCAAATGCCTTTACACGAAATGCATCAGGTCTTTTGGATATTTCTCCTACTAGTTCATTTAAAGGAGTGGTCATTATAGAATAGTGTTTTACATAGGCAGGTAGTTCAAGATCTGCTGTGAGCACATCTGTGAAACTTCTCACTTCTGGTTCTACGTAAAAGTCTTCTCTTCTTAAAATACCTTTAACAAGATCATAGTTCTTTACAAATGTATCTCTAGCTTTGACATATTCAGCATATGCCTTATTAGCAAAGTAGTCCATTGTATTTTTTATCCAACTCTCATCCATCTTTTCCTTCTCAGTTTTAAACTGATCAGGGAAGATATTTAAGTATGCATACCTAATTGTTGCGTCTTTCGTGTATCTTATAATTGCCATTATGAAAACAATTTATTGCGTTTATATTTATTTTTAGATCTTCCAAACATATCACCTCTAGCATCAGTGAATAGAACGTTTCCTCTTTTCTTTTTAAACATAGATGCCACTCTTTCATCTGATGTTCCACCAATTTTTCCCATAATTGGGTCCATTTTCAAAGCTTGTGCTATGGCAAGCTCTGCAGCTACAATTCTATCAAAGTTACCTTGATCATTGTATTGAATAATTTCTTCAAGTAGTACAGGATCAAATATCTTACTCACTCCTAATATTTCTCTAATCACATCACCTGCTTCATTTTTTTCTCTAAAGATGGCAGCTTCCATATACTTCTTAAGACAAGTGTGAAGATAGTCAATTATCTTATCACTTGAACGATGTATTCCATAATCCCTCTTTACAGTGGTGTTTGGTACAATCTCCTTTAACCATTCTGGTTGTTTCTCTAGATAGTGAGCATCTCCTTTAGCCTTCATGTATTCTATAAAAGATATATCATCATTCTCACAAAGAGCTCTAGCATTATAATACTTTATAAGAAACCTAGCTTGTTCTTCCCAAGTTTCTTTTTTATCAGGTCTAGCTACATATGAAGCTACGAACATATCTTGATATTTCTCTCCTGATATTTCGTGCATTCTTTTGTAAATATACACAGCCCCTAATGAGGAGCTATATGCAGACTTACCTTGTCTATATGGATCCACTCCAGCTACATACAATCCATATGGAGGGTTGTCTATAGGAAATTCATATACAACAACAGGTGCGTCTTTTAGATCTGAGTTCTTTAAAGGGAAGTTAGAGATGGGTAGTTTATCTGTAAACTCATGAGCTATTTTTTCTCCATCATTAAACAATATAACAGGAGTTCCTGTTTTTTCTTGTTGTAAAAGTCTAATCTTCTGCCTCTTAGCCCCTTCAATATCAAATATATTTGTGTCCTCATTTAGGAAGATGTCATCCACTTCCTGAGGATAGTACATTTTTTCTTTTAGATAGGCTATACGATCACCAGCCTTTTTAAGTCTTTCTAGATTATCATTAGTGATCTTTGTAGCTTTCTCATCATTACTTACAAGCATTTTAACATTATGTAAGTCTGATGTAGATGGTTCATTTAAGTATGCTCCAAGATTAGATTCTTCTTTGGCCTCCATTCTATACTTATGCGAGATGAACAACCCATGTATACGTTTATCATCTTTAGCATTATTATATGTAAGGAAGTTGAAGTTATCTACATCAAACATGAGGCTTTTGGCATCCATGAATTTCTTCATGTCACCACCAGTACCTGTAAGAATTGGAGAGCATCCCCAGCCAAAGGGTGTAGTGAAACCAGGGATAGCTGCCTGTAAACCCCTAAGGAAATTTCCTTTACCAATCTCATCTATAATTAATTTACGTGGTTTTGTACCTGCAATTGCCTCTTCATTATTACCTTCATCAAGGTTACGTATTAGAATGGAAGAGAATGGGATACGTTCTCCACTTTTGGTTTTTATACCTAGTGTAACCTGGTTCTTCCAGTTATCCTCAATTCTCTGCCATCTCCAATACTCAGGAATGAAATTCAATCCTTTGTCAATCTTATCAGTAATCAGTTTAATATCTGGGGCATTTAAGCCTGCTATGATATTTTGACTGTTTTCATCAAAGGTTGCACCCCATGCAATATAAGATGCTTCTAATACTGACTTGGCAAAACGTCTAATACCTAGAATGACTAAGCCTCTTTTTTCTTTCTGAGCTCTGTCAATTTCGTTTGTTACAAGCCATTCATTATCTCTTAAAAAAGGATTGGCATATTTTTGTGCAATCCTCCCATAACTATCTATTATATCTACTTCTGTATGCCATATGTTTAAATGCCAGTATAAAAAAGGGTTGATGTAAACATCTCCCATCATTGCTCCATTTAAACATAGTTCCTTATGGAAATCAAAGAATGGTTTACATTCAGCACTGTCCTTGTCAGGAATACGCTTCTGATTTATAAACCAGTCTTTATAATCTATACTTTGTAGTTCCATTATTTTCTATTTGCTAAGAACTCAGCAGCAGCTCCTGATAACTCACCTTTTCCTCTCACTTCAACTTTACTCTCCTCTTTTTCTCTCATTGAATCCACTGTTCTTAATATTTCAGCATAGTCTTTGAGAGCTTGTGTTAAGTCTTTTCTTTGAGCTTCTTTATTAGCTATACAAATAGGAATAGCTCCTCCTCCTTTGGTTTCTTTCCAAGCCATTCTATCAGCGAGAGAAGAAAAAGGGTTTGCTTGTATGTATTCTTTTAACTCTTGAAGTTTCATTTCAAGAAACTCCAACTCATATTCTATGAGAAGAGCTTTCTTAGCTGTTGGCATATGTAATTAATTAGTATTCTTCTTCGTCACTATCTTCATCCTTTAGGATGTTTTCAAGATCTAATCCTTCTTTAATTATTTTTTCTAGTTCATTTTCATCTGCATGTGGAACGTCCATTTCTATTTCAGATTTGTATTTGCTTAGAGCAAACACAAGTTCTTTGTCTGTTATTCCCCAGATGTCACCATATCCATCAAGAGCTGTAGCTAGGTGTCTTCCCAAGTTGTATGTGGGGAAGTTTTTATTTAGTTCCTGCAGAATACTAATAACTTCTGTATATGGAGTTTTCTTACTCATTTTTTTATATTAATTGGTTTATATCGTCATCTGTTAATTTATGTGATTTAACTGATAGACTTGTTTTTTCATCCTCTTCAAAGTTTTTCTTTCCTTCTTCTGTCATATAATCTTTTGTAAAGGCTACAGAAATTTCATCACAATCTTCTCCTTGTATTCCATACAAATCAATATAATCTACACCTGCATTGTAAATGCTAACAAGCGTATCAATCAAGTTGTCCAGTGGAATTTTCTGTATTTTCATTTCCTTCTTTTCCATATATTGTTTGTATTAATTGTTCCTCTTCTTCTCTAGATGTCATTTCTGCTCCCCATTTTCCTATAGGACATGTACAAGATAGACATTTAGTTTTTGCTGAAAGAACACATCCACAATGTGTACAATGCTTATCAAACCTTCTAGGTTTTTTAGGTCTGTTTTCAGAACACCATTCACAACCATCACAAATAGTCATGCGTTGTTGGCTAATTTCTCTAATACGTTCCTTTATATCATTAGCTGGAAACAGGTTGTTCTTCCAACCCTCGTATATCTGGGAGAAGTTGATCATATGTAATTTTACTTTTAAGCAGGTTAATCAAAGCTTCTGTTTTTTCTAATGTCACTCTAGAAGAATGTTTCTTTTGCTCAGAGGTTTCAGCACTTGCTATAAACTCTTCCATAACTCTCTTCTTATTACCCAATGCCTGAAGACGCTTTTTAGCCTTTTTCTCATTGAAATAAAACTTCCCAAACCCAGAAATCTCAATACTGTTATTTGTATCCATCGCCTCATTAGCAGATTGAAACTGATGGTTTATCACAGCCTCAATTGTCTTTTCAGACACCATCATCTTCACTGCAAGGGTCCTAATAAGGTAGTCCTTGACAGACATACTTACAGGCTTATCCATGTGTTAGGCTTATTTGTAATATAACATCCTTTTCAAAATTCAACAGAATAATGGGATTTACCTTCACCTTTGTTCCATCCTTTACAAACACACCCATTTTCTTTAGCTTGGAAATGATGTTGTTTATTGCAGGGGATGTACTATCATACTTCTCACAAAACTCCTTCCTTATATTAGCATAGGAAATGTTTCCTTTAATAGCAGCAAAAGCTATTAATTGCACTTCCCTTTGCGTCAATTTCAAATTGTTTACAGCTGACAATATCCTATAATACTTCTCAGCTAAGGCATAACTATCCTCCACTGAGTTCTTTAGTCGCTGTACAATCTGACTTGTTGGTTTAGATTCCATAATTAGTTAAAACACAAAGATAGATCCTTTTTAGTTATTGGCAAATAACTATTTTAGTTATTAATAAACTTAATGCTATATTATGCATCAAATCTCCTAAACAGGAAAATTACATTAATTAAAAGCAACCCTATTCTCATCTCTTGTTCCAATCCTCCATTGTCTAAATAGTAGTTTCTATTAGATATCCCTAGCTCAAAACTATTATAACCCTTAGGAAGAAACTCTATACCTATTTCAAACTCTTCAAAAAACCAAAATCCCCATATTAACACTATCAACACAAGAATAGAAACTGCTGCAATAACCAACTTTAACATCATCATATCTAAGCTATTTAAAATGAACGAGGACCTAAGCCCCCCCTAAATCCCCCCCAAAAATAAAACATCTTTTTCATAACTACCAAATTTATTTTTCACAACACATTATAATCCGCCATACGCCACATCCGCCACGCTATAAATATGTAAAACTACACCTTCACTATACACTCTTAATAGTAAAGCTTGACGTTCCCCATGGAACAATCTTTTGCTTTGACACATGTAAAAGATTTTCCATATGCCCCCCTTCCTATTAACCCATCCCCCCTAGCTCCCAAAAATTTTACATAGCCCCCATTCCTATTGTATATATGGAAGTGGAGCCCCAAAATTTTAGCCCCCCCCAAACTTATTATGTACATGGGAGTGGAGCCTACTACCAATTTGCTACCCCACCTACAATTGGGGGATCGACATGGTCCCCTATAACGCCTAAAACACAATTAACATGGCACAGACAAAAATTCAAGGAGAAGACGTATTATTGGTACAAGCAATTCCTGGTGACCTTCCTTACAAAGAAAACACTAAAATGGCAGGACAAACTTACAGAAGATTTAACTTTGGTGGTAAGGTGTTCATTAGTAACGACACTACATTCTACAATGCACTTGACAAAGGTGATTTACACACTATCACTGTTGACGTTAATGAAGAAGGTAAGCTTGCAATGACAGGCTTTATCACTTACACAAGATTTAAGGGCATGAAACGTAATCAAGTGGAGCTTGACTTGATTAACGTTGATAATGTGCGTGCTGGAGTGTTGAGCAATCCAGAAGATGCAATAGCATAATGATAAGGGGGAGAGAAATCTCCCCTTTTTTCATATATAAGGGTGGGTGAACAGCGTCACGTATGGGTGGGAATTATGTACATTACACGTTTTGTTTAACGTTAAGTTAAGAAAACACGTGTTTTTTGATGTTTGCGTTAAACAAAATATACATTTTATATAAATAGAATTATCAAACAACACAACATAACTCATTGATTCTCTGTGAGTTAGAGAGATGGTGTGTACTCTTTCAGGGTATATAGCTATGTTTTCATGACCTATCAAAACCACATTTACAAAACAATATATATAGCATTAAATAAAAATAACATGAGAGAAACAAAAACATTTGACGTCATTAGAATAGTACATACTAATGATATATGGCAACATAATGAGAATGGTTGGTGTGAGATTAGTGTCTATGATAAATATAATAATCTTATTACCTCTGGACATGATCATCTTATGTTTCAGGGTAAGACATTCTCTATGGATTGTCATAAGGATAAACCTGGCTTTAATTGCTATCATGGTACATTTGAGCTTGAATTAGGCTATAATACATTAACTATTACAGTTAAATAACACACATATTCTTTTGGATTAGCCTTCTACGCATACAAAAGGTATATATGATAAGAAAGGAAATCATTCAATAGAAATATATGTTGATAATCCTTAATTTTAATTACACACATTTAATCACTTAATAATCAATCAGTTATGACACAGACATTTGAATTATTAGTAGTAGACATTAAAGAGAGCATTGAACAATGTTCCTCACCATCACAACTTACATCATTGCTTAGAGATAGTCTTAAGAAAGCTGAAGAGTTTGAAGAACAATGGATTAATGAGTTGTATGAGAATGATTGCTTTGAT